TGGTGTATGTCCTGATCTGGCTGTTCGACACCGAGCAGTTCACCCAGGGCCTGGAGCTGGCCGACTTCGCCATATCCCAGGGCCAGGCGCTGCCTGAGCGCTTCAACCGCGACATTCCGACCTTCGTAGCAGACGAGGTGATCGATTGGGCCGAGGCGGAATTCAAGGCCAGGCGCAGCCCTGAGCCCTACGTTTCCAACCTGCTGCCCCGTGTCGACGGCGAATGGCAGCTGTTCGAGCGGATCCCGGCTCGCTACCACAAGTTGCTGGGAATGATCGCACTACACCGCAAGGACTGGCCTGTTGCAATTCACCACTTCGAACGGGCCGAACAGCTCTACGAAAGCATCGGCGTAGGGACACGCCTGTCTGACTGCCGCAAGGCGCTGGCCAAGGCGCAAGCCAAAGAAAACGCCGGCAACGGCACCGAATAACCGACTACCCCCCCCGGCGAGAAACTGTGGATGTGAGCCAACCATTTATGGCCCTGACCCACTGAAACAGTTTTCCCGCCCCTATTTGAGCGGCCCGCAATGAGCTTTTCCGGGAAACCCACCACCTTTGTGGAACAGGCGATCGAGAACGACGGCTTTTGGCCTGATCTCTCTGTGACCGAGTTTCAGAAGGGTTACCGCCTGCCGGCGGAGTACCTGGTAGAGATGCTGGCCGCCGATCTGAACATGGCCATGGTCGAGGTCAATACCGACCTGGCCAAGTTAAAAGCGCGCTGGCAGGGCGCTGGCGTGTCCAACGTTGAATCCGCAGACACCATCATCCTGCCAGAGCGCACCTTTCAAGCGGCGACCTATAAGCGCGCCGTCTACAGCCGCGCCAAAGCCAGCCTGCTGACTCAGTTCGCCACGGTCAACCGCCGCGAAAGTGCCGAAAACGTAGGCAAGGAATTGCCAGAGCGGTCCGAAACCTTCCTCGCTTTCAGCCAGGCTGCTGTGCGGTCGCTGCAGGGCCGTGGTCGCATCACGGCGGCGCTGCTGTGATCAAGCTCAAGGCGTTGACCGCCTACCTGCTCGAGCGCCAATTGGTTGCACCTGAGCAGCTCGACAGCTGGACCGACCAGGTGCAGGTCGAGCTGGTCTGGAAACCTGACACCGAAGGCATGCACATGGGGGACATGAATTACGGCGCGACCATCTCGATCGAACGGTTCGCGGATCACCCGGCGCGCCTGTTTGCCCTGGTAGGCAGCTGGCTGGAAACCCACGACCAGGACCGCGACGGTCTGCCAAACGTGGTGTTCGATGTGGTCATGCTCGACAACGACCTGGCCGACGTCGACATCAAGCTGCAGTTCACCGAAGCGCAGTACCTGGCCGAGGATCCTGCCGGCGAGATCGAGGCGTTCGGCAATACCTGGTCGTTCGTGCCGTTCGAACTGTGGGTGGCTGAGAGCGGCGAGGTGACCGGTCATGGCCTTTGATCTGGACATTCGCGGCATGCTCGAAGCCCAGGACCTGCTGGCCTTGATGGAGCTTCCGACGCCCAAGCGCAGACGTCTGTTGAACAACGTTGCCAAGCGCGTGCGCAGTCTGAGCCGCCAGCGGATCCGCAACCAGCAGAACCTGAATGGAAGCCCGTTTGCGGCCCGCAAGGATACGTCCAAGGGCAAGAAGAAGATGGAAACCGGCCTGGGCAAGCTGCTCGATGTCACTCGCCTGACCGGTACCGAGGCGGAGCTGGGCTGGCGTAACACGCTGACCCGTTGGGTTGCCTCGCAGCAGCACAACGGCGTGTCCGAACGGCGCACCGCCGCGCAGATGCGCCAGTGGAACAAGGTTCCGCCGGGCACCGCCGCTACCGAAAAACAGGCCAAGAGCCTGCGCCGTCTGGGTTTCAAGACCCGTCAGGAGGGCAAAAAGACCCTGACCCGCCCATCCGTGGCGTGGATCCAGCAACACCTGAACTACGCCCGGGCGGGATTGCTGATCCGCGTCCTGGACGACGAACGAGCCGAATCCACCGGTGCGCAAAGCTGGAACATCCAGCTGCCTGCGCGTCAGTTCCTCGGTGCCAGCGACAGCGAAACCAGCCAACTGGTGAACCTGGTGCTGCAACAAATCCTTAATTCACCCCGCTAACGAGGCACCGCTTTATGGCACTCGGCAAAGTCAGCGTTAACAATCTCAACCTCGGCCAGGGTGCCGTGAGCGAGATCGAACGCTATTTCCTGTTTATTGGTCCCGCTGCCAAGAACGTCGGCAAGCTGGTCCCGTTGGACACCCAAAGTGATTTGGACGTCCAGCTGGGCGTTGCGGACAGCGACCTGAAAACCCAGATCCTGGCAGCGCGCAGCAACGGCGGTGATCGCTGGGCCTGCATCGCCGCTCCGATCGCGGGCGAAACCACCTGGCAACAGGCGCTTGAGAGCGCGACCCGCAGTTATTCCTTCGAAGCGGTGGTGATCGTCAACCCGGCAACCACTCAGGCCGAGCTGTCAGCGATGCACGTTGCAGCCAACGACCTGAGCAACAAGCTGGGCCGCCGCGTCTTCGTGATGGCCGCCACTGCCGGCATTGCACCGCAGCTGAGCTGGAGCGCTTACGTTGTCGAGCAGAAAGCCATCGTCGACGGCCTGGCTGCGCCTCGGGTTCTGCCGGTACCGCAACTGCACGGCAACAACCTGGGCGTGCTGGCCGGTCGGCTGGCCAATGCCGCCGTGAGCATTGCTGACACGCCGATGCGCGTGGCCACCGGCGCAGTCCTGGGCCTGGGCGCTGAACCCAAAGACATGGACGGCATCCCGCTGAGCACCGCGGTGCTTTCGCAGCTCGACGCAGCGCGTCTGTCTGTGCCTCAGACGTACCCGGACTACCCGGGCACCTACTGGGGCGACGGCAACATGCTGGATGCCCCCGGCAGTGACTTCCAGGTGATCGAGAACCTGCGGGTTGTCGATAAGGCAGCCCGTCGCGTGCGGACCTTGCTGATCCGCTACGTGGGCGATCGGACCCTGAACAGCTCGGCCAACAGCATGGCGACCACCACGTCCAAGCTGATGGCCCCGCTGCGCGCGATGGCCAAGTCCACCAAATTCGCCGGCCAGGTGTTTCCAGGCGAGATCGAGCAGCCCAAGGACGACAACATCGTGCTGACCTGGACGAGCAAAAAATCTGTCGTGGCTCACATCAAGCTGCGCCCCCTCAACTGCCCGAAAGACCTGACCGCGAACATCGCGCTGGACCTTTCCGTTACGGATTCGGAGTAACCCATGGCCGCAAAAATTGGCGGTAAGAACTTCGACGTGAACCTGGGCGATCTTCTCGTTCACGTCGAGGCCGGCACTATCGATATCACGGACAACAGCACCGTGGCCCAGACCAAGGGTGTGCCCAATGGTCACGTCGACGGCGATGTCGCTGCAGCTGGCGAACTGGAGCTGGACACCACCAATTTCAATCTGCTGATCGAGCAGGCCAAGACTGCGGGCAGTTTCCGCGAGCTGGAGCCGTTCGACATCGTGTTCTTCGCCAAGGCCGGCGAAGAGGAACTGCGCATCGAGGCCTTCGGCTGCAAGGTCCGCGTGTCCAGCCTGCTGAGCATTGATCCCAAGGGCGGCGCGAAGAACACCCACAAGGTGCCGTTCGACGTCACCAGTCCGGACTTCATCAAGATCAACGGCGTGCCGTACCTGGCTGCTGCTGAAATCGAGGGCCTGACGTAATGGTTTGCCCGTTCGATCGTGCGCAGGCTCTGGAGCAGCGACAGCGCGACCAGGCTATTGCGGCCCAGTTGGCCAAACCGCGAGCGAGCGGGCCGAGCCTCACCCATTGCCAGGACTGCGACAAGGAGATCCCACCGGCGCGCCAGGCGTTAGGCGGCATGACCCGTTGCGTGCCTTGCCAAACCGTGACCGAAAAAGGACTTCGCTGATGAGCACGAATCAAGTTGCTCAAGACACAGCCATTGCCCTTGTAAAGGCATCGCCCGCCATTGGTGTTGCCGCCACGGGCGCGACCGGTGCGGTTGACTGGTCGACAGTGGCCTACATGCTGACCGCGTTCTACATGGTGCTGCAGATCCTGCTGCTGATCCCCAAGTATCGTCAGATGCTGCGCGAGTGGGAGACCAAGGCATGAGCCTGCGCGTCAAGATCACCGCCGGCTTCCTGCTGCTCTGCAGCGGCACGTTGACCGCCTTCCTGGGCACCTGGGAAGGCAACGGCCAGAACGTGGTGTATGCCGACAAGCTGGCCGGCGGTTTGCCCACGGTCTGCAAGGGCATCACCAAGCACACCAGCCCGGATCCAGTGGTGGTCGGTGAATATTGGTCCGATGCGCGCTGCGCCGAGGTGGAGGGCCTGGTGATCGCCAAGGGCCAGTTGAGCCTGGCCGACTGCTTGAGCAACCAGGCGATCGGGCAGAACACGTTCGACGCCTT